GTCGGCAGTGTGGTTCTGCATGCCTTGGAAGATGATCATGCCATCGCCGCGCCTTGACTTGATCACGGCTTCCTGCACCTCGAAGTACGCGCCAGCGTTCAGTTGTTCGATCTTGAGTTCGAGCAGGCGTTTGACGGACTGAGACAGGGACTTCTGGACTTCGCGCACGCAGACTGTGCGGCGCTTGGGGTCCATGATGTGTGCCTCGATGACGGCCTCGGCAAAGAAGTGAGACTTGCCCGAGCCACGGCCACCGAACGCGCCCTTGTAGCGGTTTGGGTCGAGGAGCGGCACTGCCCACTTGGGCGTCTCAATGCGTAGGGTTGTCACTTGCCAACCACCACTCGCTCAATCTTCTGGATCGCCAGAGGACGGTCTGGATCGCCGGACAGTTCAAGTTTGTCACCATAGCGCTTCGGGTCCCACTTTGCCAGCAGTTGCATGCGCGTCCAGACGCGGTTCTTTTGCCAACTCACGAAGCCAGCATCGGTTGAGCCATTTTGCGTCAGCGGAGGTGGCTCGTCGATGATTCTGAGTGTTTCGGTAGCGATAACGTCGTGTCCAGCCTTACGCGCGCGCGCGATGGCTCCGGCGAGTTCTTCGCTCTCATTACACCAGTCATACCAAGTGTTCAGACCAATCTTTTGGTCTTTGACTGCATGGGCCAGAGGAATGCCGTTGCTGACTGCGTTGAGAATATATTCAACGGCTTTCTTTTTTTTATCTTCAGGAGTTTTTGCCATTTTCAATCTCAATGAGTTTATCCAGATAATGCCGAGCCTTGAGTAAATCGTCCAGTCCGTTTTTATCGCGCCATCTGGAGATATATTTTACGATGTTGCCTTCAAAATATCCGATGCCATTGGCTGCAATAAAATCCCACGGCTGAATTGCCTTGCGCTTGTAGTGATCCCCGCCGACCTGGGTGTCGTTGGCAATCAACTTAGCATCACCTGTCATGTTAGTGGTTCCTCACAAAGTTATCCACAGGATACCCGTAGGATCGAAAGTTGCACATCGTTGCTGGGACTTTTGGGACACTCCTAAGGGAGTGTGTCCCATTTGTCCCAGTCTGCCGACGCCTTGTCCGTGGGACAAAAGTCCCATTTGTCCTGTCCTTGTCCCATTTGTCCCACCCTACTTAGAGCCACGTTGGAGCATCATTGTCGAGGCTGTTGTGTTGTCTGACACGATCCAACCGTGCTGAAATGAGGTGACGATTTGTGATGTCAGAAGGTTATAAATGAGTCTGCCTTTTTTGCTTTCCTGCGCGTAAGTTTTTGCTGTTGATTCTGTCAGGCCTTCATTGGAAATTAAATAGTCAAGCAATGCGCTTCTGGAAACGTATGGTTTTTTCTCTCGTTCTTCTGCGCCTGAGTGCCACCATGCGTTTGTGAATTTTCGAATGTCTTTGTGAATCTCTGATTCTTTTTTGTCTTGTTTTTCTGGTGGGTTTTCTTCTATTGCAAACACTGCGCCTTTTATTTCTTCGCCGTCCTCATCAATCCAGCCGAGAGGAACTGAATCAAGTCTGCCGAAGAATGGCTCTGGTGGTTCTGCGTCCTTCATTTTGGTGCAGGAAATCTCGATGCTGTCGTTGTTCTTTGAGACGAGCAGTGATGCGTCGAGAGATGCTTTCCATGCGCTTGATCCTCTGGCTCTTTGCTTGGATTCGGCGGCGTGGCCTGTGTGGTGATTGAGGCACACGCTGGAGTTCATGGCTCTGGCCACAATGTTGCATGCGTTGAGCATGTTGCGAGTGTCCTTGGCGCTGTTTTCGTCACCGCTCATGTGATTGTTCACGGTGTCGATGAAGATTGCCACTGCATCTTCTTGCGTGACTTCTCGCACTGCGTTGATGATCTGTGCGGCTGCTGCTGGACTGTCGATGTCGATGGCCTTGTTTGAGATCAGCAGATTGTCAAGATTCTGGACGCCGTGGGCCTTGCACCAGGCTGTAACCCGCTGGCGCAGTCCGTAGTTACCTTCGCCTGCCATATAGACTACTAGACCGTGCTTGGTTTTGTGGCCATGCCATTGTAGGCCGGAAGCGATGTGGCATGCCATGTCTAGCGTAATGAAGGTTTTGCCAGAGCCTGACTCGCCATAGACCATGCTCACGCCACTGTCCGGCATCCATCCTTTGATGATCCAGCGCAGCGGAGCCGGCTGGCTCAGGTAAGAGGTTGCCCTGGTGAAATAGTATTCTTGCGTTTCGGCCTGCGTTGCTGCAAGGATTGCCTCTGCGGCCTCAAAGCCGATGCTTGTTGCGGCTGCAATGTCGCTTTCTGGCTCGTATCGGCCGACTGAACGAACGATCTGCGCCAGTTCTGACGATGGCAGCGGAATCTCGCATCTGGTTTCGTTGGCCACTGACAGTGAGGCCATGATTTCTGCCTCTGTCATTCCACCTCGGCGCATAAATCCGCCTAGTGCTGTCAATCCGTTGTTGCGACTGCCTTGTATGAGGCCACCGCCTGAGGCAACTTCTTGCTTGCTTTCAGGCCTTCGCATGGCCCGATAGGACTGCATCCACTTGTCAGGAATAGAGAACGGTGCAATGCCTACGAACGGATCTGACGAGGCTTCCCATTCATAACCACGGCCTTCAATGGTCGAAGGGTAAGCGACGAAGTAGCGGCCATCTGAGAGCAGGTCAACGCCATCAGAGAGTTTGCAGGACCGGATCTCTGGATCATAAAAAGCGATGTGGTGCTCGCCACCGCCTGCGGTCATCTGCATGGCCCCATCTGGGGTTTGGCCGTTTGCATCAACCCATTTGATCCAAGACGAGTCGCCTCCGTTGCGAGGGTCTACGTCAAAGACAACGATGCCTGAGCGCTCACCGGCAGCGATGCCGATGTTGAAGTCCGGGTTCTGCATCCACCAGCGAGCGATCTGCTCTTGGTCTGTTGTAGCGTCTTTTACCCCGTGCTGTGTGGCAGGCACTTTGCCATTGGGGACGACTGGCAGAACGTGCCAGCCCCAAGATGCGTAGATGAGTGCTGCCTCAGCCTTGGTTGTCATTGCTGCGGCCTTCAAAGTAATTCGACAGAGCCAGAAGAACCTTGTACGTCGGGTTTGCCTCCGGGTTGTCTCTGACTTCTCGAATCGTGTTGTAGTGCAGCCCGGTGGCCTCGGCAACCTTGGCAGGCATGCGGTCTGACAAGGCGTTTCGTATCTGCTCCAAGGTCATCATTTCTGGCTCGCTGTGCGAAAAATTGCTTCGGGTGTTGCAATACTACATTTTCTTGTGGTAGAGTTCAACCACTGCGCGAACGGAATGGCCGAAGGCGCAGATGGAGCAAACATGGCAATTAACCTGAGAACTACCAAGAGCCTGCATGCCAGCGGCACAAAGCTGCTGGTCTATGGTCAGGCTGGGGCTGGCAAGACCAGTCTCATCCCCACCTTGCCGACGCCGATTGTGTTGTCTGCGGAGGGTGGCCTGCTGTCGATTCAAGATGCGGATGTGCCGTTCATTGAGATCAACGACATGGCCAGTCTGCATGAGGCTTACACCTGGCTGACGGAATCTGCTGAGGCCAAGCACTTCGAGTCGGTAGCAATTGACTCAATCAGCGAGATTGCTGAGGTGGTGCTGAACGCCGAGAAGAAAGCCACCAAAGACCCGAGGCAGGCTTATGGCGCGATGCAGGAGCAGATGACGGATCTGATTCGGTCGTTTCGTGACCTGCCGGGTAAGCATGTCTACATGAGTGCGAAGTTGGAAAAGAGTCAGGACGAGATGGGTCGGATGCTGTATGCGCCAAGCATGCCTGGTAACAAGACGGGTCAGATGCTGCCTTACTTCTTCGACGAGGTGCTGGCGCTCAGGGTCGAGAAGGATGCTGATGGCGGCACGCAGCGTGCTCTGATGTGTGATTCGGATGGACTGTGGCTGGCCAAGGATCGGTCTGGAAAGTTGGGCAAGTGGGAAGCGCCGGATCTCGGACTGATCATTCGCAAGATTGGGGGTGTGGCATGACTGATGAGATGAAGCAACTGATCTCGGACTGGTGCGTGGCGAAGAACGTCGAGGATTCGGCCAAGGATGAGCGCCGCGAGATTGAGGACAAGATCAAGGCGCTGGCTGGCATCAAGGAGGAGGTGGAAGGCACCTCGACGATCAAGATGCCTGATGGCTCGCAGATGAAAGTGGAGTCGCGCATCAATCGAACGGTTGATGCAGACAAGGTTCAGGAACTGGCGGCAGAGCATGGCTTGATGGATCACCTCTCGAGCCTGTTTCGCTGGAAGCCTGAACTGAACATGACGGCCTGGAAGCAGGCTGACGATGCAATCACTGGCCCGTTGGCTGGCGCAATCACTGCCAAGCCTGGGCGTCCTTCATTCAAATTTGTACCTACCAAGGAGCAATGACAAATGGCACAACTTTCACAGGCTTTTGAAGCCGCACAACTTCCGCAGTCGTCTGGCATGTACGAGCCGCT